GCGCTAGTGACCTTCCATTTCTGAATTGGCTGGGAATTAAAACCCGTAGACAGAAATGGTCTCGATTTCTCGAGCAGTAACACTGTAAGAACTTGTGACCTGGGAAAACCTTCTTAGGAAGAGCGATGTACGCTCTCCAAAAGTGGATGAAAACCAGGTCATAGTTTTCTAGAGCGTACAGCTCGAAGGAATATCCTATCAGACGGCAGATCTTTCGATCTCAGGGACACGTCAAGTGTCTATCTGAAAGGTAATATACCTACCACACGGTCACCATGTGGATTTCACTTCTCTCTCCCTAGCTAGGATAATTTGCTTTCCAACGGAATAAGCAAATGCAGAGAAGCTTATAAATAAATAATTTGTTTAGACTGCTGCAGGATCAATAACCCTATAGGCAACTGGAGGTCCAGTATAAAAGCCCAAGGTATAATCCTCTGCCGCAGCGCAGTATGCCAATATAGCGACATGACTGCTGGAATTGGCATTGAAAGTAGCGTTTAAGCCGTGAAAATTCACATCAGAGCCTGACGTCACATAATCACCATTCTTACCGTACTTAAAGCGTTCATTCTCATAATAGGGAATTTCCGCTTCATTGACTGGATTAAAACGTGATTGCGTTAAGTTGGCACCAGCTGATGATCCGCGAAACGGAACAACATAATCAGCGGCCATCGCACTTTGAGTTACAGAATTGGAACCGAACTCTGCAGAACCATATTGATATGCATCAACCTCTGGTCTACGAGTAACTTGCAACAAACCGTGCACTACTGGACTTCCATTCGTGATATCATCTTCACCCAAAATGACATACTTCCATCGAGTACCACCCCTATAGCAAACAAATGCAGGGGTAAAGTAATTCAATAAAGTCATTTTTGCATAATTGTAGTTAACAGGACCCGTGGCTGTATGAATACCATTGGGGTCGTAACCACGATGCAAAGGCATATCAGGTAGATTCCACGTATGGATTCGCCAGCCAAGTGCTGCAGGAGACCAGACAGTACTAAAACAGTACCTCTTAAGTAACTGTCGAATTGATGCAACAGGATCACCGAAATATATATCGTTTGTATGATCTGTGCATGTCAACTCGGCGGCCATATTCTCGTCTGGCTCAAGCTTGGTTGGTGCATTCTCCATCATTGTGTTATCAGCATCTGGGACATTCTCCTCCCCAGCCTGTGGGGTGTACTCACCCGACTGTGGTACATACCAGGATAATTCCTCGATGTACTCTTCCGTCGGATTCGCGAATTCAATATCATCCCCAGCTGAAACAAACACATTGATGGCAATGTCATTATTCGCCGTAGAATTCGGAACTGTAAGTTCATTAACTGTGTAAACTGACAAAATACCATTGGCAAATTGGCCTGGATCAGCACCAAGTGCTGTTGTTTGAAAAATTGGCCCACCATTAGTGACCATATCACGATGTCGTAGATAAGGGTATTGAGAACCCCATCCAATTTCGACAGTGAAATCACGTTCTTCCGCAATATCAATGATACGAGTATAATTTGTATTGTACTCGTTAGTTAGCGGATACGATGGATCGTAAACAATTTTCAAACGTCCTTTGTGAAACGCAGAAGCTACAATTTGAAATCGAAACTTCATAGTTCCACGCCAATGCTCAAATGGCAAACCTGCAAAACAACAGGCTGGCATGTGGTATTCTGTAGTTGTCAAAGAAAGTTCGCTCCAAACGATTGGGCAAACTTCTGTATTCCACAGTAACGTTTCGGTTGTATCTGATACAAGCCAAGGAAATTCGGTTAAGTAACTCTCTCTAGTAGCAATACTCTTAAGAGTCATCTCGTCTGTACCGTCCAAACCCATAGTACGGGTATCGACTGTACTTTCCTGCTTGATATCATATGTCAACTTCGTAGACGAATCTGCAACATTAGTATTAGCCATATTTCCAGCATATGTTGGTCTATAAGGTACCACATCATCACACACGACAGGTCTGGAGTAACCAAATGCAGATGCTATCCTAGCGACAGCACTTGCACCAATTTCGGTCGCACGAGCATAAGCCCCTATTACGGGAGCCGTACTCAATGCTCCAGCGGCACGTGCTATGATAGATGCGGGTTTCGACACAACTCCTGTACCATACTCATCAGCCTGAGGCAAATACTCCCCAGCCTGAGGAGATAAAGCACCAGGTTCATTAGCTGTTGGCACTGCGAGCTTAACATCGGTAGCCCAAACAAATACTGAAACTGTTACAGAATCAGAAGCACCATTGGCATGTTTCAAGTCTTGCATACCAATAATGCTAAAAGCCCCCATGTCATTCCAATCTTGTTCTGGAATGTCCATGGAATTGTACTTCCAAACAAATGGCAGTACAACTTCCCCCCCTTGGCTATTGGTAGGGTCTAGATATACATGTGGCCGCTGCGAGGCGGAAACGACATCCTGCTGAAAGAATGTTCTCACTTTTGTAAAATCATCACTCGTATGGAGGGGAATATATGAGCAAATAGCTCGTCCGTAGTGAAATCCGTTACCATTGATAACAAATTTCACATGCAACTTACAGCGTAACAGATGATAATTCGTAATACGGTTAATCACACGATCGTTTTCAAAGAAGTTTTTCCAAGGGTTAAAGGTTTCAAATAAATTTGTACCTGTTCCCCAAGAATAAGACTGAATCTTAACTGGTCGTGAAAAGAATTCCTGTAACGAATCATCAGCCATATCTGCAGCACCATAAGTTGCATCAAGCTGACTAGGGACCTCATATTTATAACCAGGGTCCATGTCAGAAAATTTCAAAATTTCGTGCTTATCTTCTTTATTTGCACGGTTTACTTTTACATTAAATTGATTAGAAACTGCAATATATACAAAGGCTACTGGGGCAGTCAATCCAGCAACCAAGGGGCGGTGATTTTGATGCGAGCCAACATCTCCTCTTAAAAGAGGTTTAGCTCGAGGACTGGCTCATATGTACAAAGCCTCGATGCAAATATAAATCTCACGGCCCACGGACAAGTATTTACATCTGGTAATCCATATATACATAGTAGTTTTTAGCTTTATGTGCGCACTACCGCGCACAGTGGGATGCATTATAGTATGCCCAAACTATGCTGCTGGCGCATGCGTAATATATTTATGCACAACTTCCATAACACACTCCCGAATTGTGGCGTACAAAGATTGCACGATGACGAGATCAATGTCTTCGTCTTGAGGCTCCATGGGAGGTGGTGGTTGTAGCATGATACGCGGCCGCAGTCCAATACCGTTTCGATATCCCCCAGATTGTGGTGTATAAAAATGTTTAGGAATTTGGAAATCGTTATACATAAATGCAAAACCAAATCCAACAACATACAACTGTATCGTATAAAACGTCCAGTATAAACACCAACGCCATCCGCAAAGATTCACTAAAGTAAAAGTAAACCAAAAGGGCATCTTGACGGTAGAAGGAGAAAAACGAATGTCGCCCTGAACCCACTTATACGCTAAATAAAACGTTAGTGGAATTCCAACAAAAACGTTGAAAATCAACCCGGGAACATTCACTGTGGATGATCCATTACAATGCTCATCAAATGGTAAAGCATATGGAATAAATTCATCTCCACAATATGGACCAGCTTGGACTTCAAATTCCTCATCACAAGGCGCTTCGTCCAATTCGGTTCCAAATAAATATCTCTCCTTCCAGTGCTCGACTTGGTAGTCAAAATCCTTGTCGAGCTGGGTGCAAATGTGGTCAATGTTCGTACGCTTAGCAATCTCTTGCATTTGCGTGCGACGCATCTCATAGACTTCACGTCCATGATTAAACCATTCTCGTAGTGCACCATCTACATTATCCGCCGCCAACTTTTCGCGAGTATTCGCTTTTGATTTGAGATTCGAATGAAGACTCTTGAAAATAGAATCCTCATCAAGAGCTCCCATAGTATATCCTGTTTCGGGACAAAAGATGTTCTTTCTCTTCAGAAAATCCGCATCTTCATCCTTCATAAAAGGTACGGGAGTTGACTCTTTATCTGGCATGGTAAATTTCATGTCGTGTTTTGCAAAGAATTTAGCCACATATAAATGATTAAAATCATCATGACCTTTCTTCACAGAACCCTTGACATCATCACCATAAGTCATAAGCTTGCAAATCATGCGAAAAAGTAGCTTAGTTCGCACACCTTTCAAACTGAAAAATGCACATCGAAACAGAAGTGAATTTCCAACCGAGTTAATATACACGGTCAAATTCTGTCCTGATGGATTGGATCCAATGTGCTGGATCAAATCGCCATTATAAGCCATCACAGGATAACAAATATCAGTAGCAATTCCTTGCATAATACTGATGTCATCCTCTGAATAGCCACAAATCTTGGCAATATCAATCATCACTCGAAAGGCGGCGAACATAATTTGAGCAGGCATGCGGAGATCGTACTTACTGTAATCACCAGCAAGAATACGATCATCACCAAAATGTCTCATATGTTCTCCCAATTCGGACCAGTCTGGTCCCATGCAATTCACTCCCACTGCACATTCCGACAA